ATTGTTACCAGTATTAGTGACGCTATAATAACTGACGTTGCTGTTATTCCAATTTACGTTTACACCATTACCAACAAATTGATAATTTGTAGTATTAGCAACATTACTGTTGATTGTTAAATTACCAACATTAGCATTCTCAACAATCATTGTATTGCTAGTGTTGTTGAATGTGAATGCGTTGCTTCCTGCAGCATTACCTGCATCATTATAAATGACGTTTGTATTTGAGCCTGCTACAGGGCCTGTAGCACCAGTTAGACCTGTCGCTCCAGTAGGTCCTACATCTCCAGTAGCACCAGTTAGACCTGTCGCTCCTTGCGGACCAGTTGCTCCAGTAGGACCTGTCGCACCAGTAGCACCACTCTGTGGGCTGACCCAACTTAGATTGCCACTACCATCAGTTGATAGCACATCATTATTGCTACCACCTGACAATATTAGGTTAGCATTGCTACCAAGATTTGCCACGCCATTGCTTAGATTTAGATTACCACGAACGTTTGCAACTAAGTTACCAACACTCAATGTATATGGGCTGCTACCGCTAGTGCCCTGTCTAAATGCAAAGAAATTTGCTCTTGCTTGTAGTTCTTTACCAGTGAACATTCTGGTAGTATTGATGTTCATTGAATTAGTATTGCCACTAGCACTATCATATGCTGTGAATACTAATGCACCATCAACTGCTTGGAATCCTGTAAATGCATCAGTGTTTGGGTAAGTGTTGCTTACACCTAATACTAATGATACTGCATTACTATTATAATAATCTGCTGCCATGATGTTAGCAGCGACGATACCATTAGCAGTATCATCGTAAACATTTGCATAGAATACGTTTGCATCTAACAAATGTAGATTGTTTGTGATCTTTGTGTTATATGTGTTGAGTGTGCCAGTACCTTTGATGAAAGTTAAATTGGCATTACCATTTGCTACGTTACTGTCATTAAAAATAATTTCTGTGTTGGCACCAGCGATAGGTCCAGTTGCTCCCGTAGCACCTTGTGGTCCAGTGCTTCCTGTCAAGCCAGTTGCACCTGTTAGTCCAGTCGCACCATCTGGTCCAGTACTACCAGTAGCACCAGTCAAACCAGTCGCTCCTGTTTCTCCAGTAGCCCCCGTTAGTCCAGTAGCGCCAGTAAGTCCTGTGGCTCCTGTTTCTCCAGTAGCACCTGTGATACCTGTTGCACCAGTGAGTCCAGTTGCTCCTGTAAGTCCTGTGGCTCCTGTTTCTCCAGTTGCTCCTGTGAGTCCTGTCGCTCCTTGTGGACCAGTTGCTCCTGTTTCTCCAGTTGCCCCTGTTGCTCCCGTTGGACCAGTCTCTCCAATAGAACCCTCAGCACCAGTGGCGCCAGTAGCACCTTGTGGTCCTTGAGTACCAGTAGCACCTGTAGTACCTTGATCGCCTGTTGCGCCAGTACTACCAATTGGTCCCTGTATACCTGTCGCTCCTGTAGCACCCAATCCAGTCGCACCTGTGCTTCCTTGTTCACCCTGAATACCTGTGGCGCCCTGAACACCTGTTGCGCCAGTAAGACCTGTAGCGCCATCAGGGCCTGTGGCTCCTGTTATACCTGTCGCACCTGCGCTTCCAGTGGCACCTTGAATACCACTAGCGCCTGTTGCTCCTGCAGGACCTGTAGCGCCCGCAGGACCTGTTGCACCAGTTGGACCAGTTGGTCCTTGTGGCACAATAGCACGATCTACTTGTACAACTATATCTGATGGTGGTTCAATGTTTACTTGTACAACGCCTGAACCTGTGACGTTAACTTGATTTGCCATTAGTTGTATACTCCATCGCTTGCTACGAGGAATAGTAAGAATATACTTTCATCGTGTGCTGGCGTACTACCACTTGCTGGAAAACTAATTTTTATACGACCTGTAAAACATGCAGGATCAGTCGCATTAATGCCTAAATCTGGATCGCCAGGCAATCCACTATATGTGACTTGTAAACTATCTCTGCCGATAGTTGCCCATGTTTCTTCATCAATAACCATTGTAAAACTACCAGTAGCATCAACACGATTTGTAATAGTTAAACTGATTGGTAATGGCTCGATGCGATTCATAGTCATTGATCCACTTGCCGTACTTAATACAAATACACTACCTGGTGTATAAGTCGGTGCTGCACCGCGTGTAGCACTTATTGTAAAAGTTGTATCATCAATAACTTCCTTGACATAGTAAGTTGTATTGATTGCTACGCCACCAAACACAGAGCCACGAAATTGTACTGGCATACCTACAAACAATTCACTAGTGCTTGTGCAAGTAATATGATTAGTTGTAACTTCTGTATTTGTTATATCAGTAATTTTGCTGACTAATGGATAGTCACGTATCTGAAAATCATATCCTGTACGGCTATCTCTAAAATTTGTAATTGCACGACGAATAATTGTGGCATCAATAGTAGCGCCTGCTAGACTTATTGGTGTCGTGCCTGTTTGCCAACCACTTGGATAACTTGTGATGTAACTCCATACAAGATTCCAATAATCTTTTTGGCCATAAACTAATTCTTGTGCTAATACTTGCCCATCAAATCCACCGACTTGATTGAGCGTGTTCTGACTAAATTTTGCCATCTCTGCTTCCTCGCATTATGACGCAATATCACTATCTCGCAATATTGCGTGTTATTTTATATTTATGATAGGTTAGCCCATCTCCATGTACCAGTAGCAATATTATCAAACATGTTAACTTCTAATAAGGCATATCTATTTGTTAATATTGTTTGACCTTGCATTATACTATTTCCTGCGCCTGCACTTGGATTAACTGTTATATTAGCAATCAACGAATTATTGCGTACTAACATCAAATATGTTTTACCTACACCATTTTCACGTAAATTATTTAAATCTAATGTCCAATTAGTTCCAGTATTACTATAAACATTGAATATGGTATATTGTTCCAATCCAGCAGCAACAGTAGTAGTGTTACCAGTGTTACCTGTATAGTTAGAAATATTTTGTTTTAATAATTTAATTTGTGCATTATTAGTAATACTAATATTATTACTTGTTGTATTACCACTTACTACTAAAGCAGTTAAATTACCAACGCTAGTGACGTTTGGTTGGGCGTTTGTTGTTAGTGTTCCTGTAAAGAAGTTTGCAGTTGCCATTTGACCAAGATTGGCATTTCCTGCACTTAAATTTCCTGTAAAATTAGCACTAGATCCTACTAAAGTAGTTATATTGGCATTTGCTGCATTTAGGTTACCAGTAATATTAGCAACATTATTGATTGTTATATTATTTGCTACTGCTAAATTACCTAAATTTGCTTGTGTCGATGAGAATACTACTGTATTGCTTACACCAGCAACGCTAACTGCTACGTTTCCATTCGCATATACAAATACATTACTATTACCATTTACAATACTTGTACCACCAGTAACACTAATGTTTGTTAAATATGTACCATCACCTACAAAGAAGTTTGCTGTCGCAGCATTACCAAGATTTGCATTACCACTAATAATATTACCAGAAACATTGAGTGCAGTCAATGTTCCTAAACTTGTAATGTTAGGTTGACTTGCTGTGGCAAGTGTACCATTTATTAAGTTAGCATTTAAATTACCAACAATATTTGCTGTACCTGCAACATTGACACCTGTGCTTGTAATTACAACTTGACTTGAACTATTGCTGGTAATTGTAATGTTGCCATTATTAGTGATAGCAATATTACTATTGCCATTTCTAATCAATGGTGTTTCGACTGCTGTTGCAAAATTACCTGTACCAATAAATGCAGTTGTAATATTTGCTGTTGCTGTATTCAATGTTACGCTAAGATTTAAACTGCTGGTGGTCAAATTTGCTTTGACAACACCACCAATAACCATCAATATATTACTTGTATTGACTGTTATATTGCTAGTTGAATTTGCTAACAATCCACTACCATATGTTACTTCGCCAGTAGTTGGATCATAATAAAATAAGTTTCCAGTAGTAGTATTTTGTACTGGTTTAATATACGTTGAATTTGGTCTAGTTGGATTTAGCGCAGCACCTGTTGAGTTCAATATTATTGTGCTAGAATAACTTGATGATGTTTGTCCAGCAAACGAACCAATTGCAATACTATGTTGACCTAAAAAGTTACCGCCGGCACCTGTACCTATAGCAATACTATTTGAGCCTTGATTGTTCGGTGCTGCTGAATCACCAATTGCGATAGCACTATTGCCTTGCAATAAACCTGAACTTACACCTATAGCAATGGCATTATTACCCTGTGCCCTAATTAGGTTACCTCTACCTGCAGATTCGCCTATAGCAATTGCACCATTACCTTGACCATTACCTACACCTGCATTTAATCCTATAGCAATTGCACGCTGACGCTGTGCCAGATTTCCTGAACCTGCACCAAAACCAATTGCAATTGCATCGGCACCTTGAGTACCGCTAGGTGTACCTGCGCCTAAACATATATTACTACTACCAATTTTCAAAAATCGTGTAGTCAATTCTCCAAATGTATTGTCCCAAATTAAATTAGCACTAGCACCAAAACTACCTGCATTATTAAATTGCACTTCACCGGTATTTCCTGCAGGTAATTCAAAGTCCCATGGATTACCGTTTGCGTACAATAAATTATCTGTTTTTACATTACCGGCAGTAACGCTATTTGCGTTTACAATATAACTTGATAATGTTTGTGTACTATTGTTCCATGATAAGTTAGGGTTGGCGCCAAAATTACCATTTGCATTATATTGAATATCGCCTGTATTTCCTGCAGGTTGTTCTATGTCCCAAGGTGCGCCATTTGCATATAATAGATTATCTGTTTTAATGTTTCCGGCAGCAACACTTATCGTATCAATTCCAGTTGGTGTAAAACTTGCAACGTTGGCAGTTCCATTAACACCAACAAAAATATTGCTATTAGCAACAGGTATGCTGACATTACTTGTACCATTTGATAAAAACGCACCACCTGGTAAATTAGATAATAATCCTGCGTCACCGAAATAGTAATTTGCGCTAACATTACCAGTGATATTAGCACCATTACCTACAAAAAATGCATTTGTATTAATGTTACTATCAAAGAATCCTTGTCCTGGCGCAGCAAATACATTCGTTGCTTTATCAAAGAAGAAACCTGGCTGGCTATCAAAATTACCTGCGCCACCATTGAATTGCATCTGTTGGTTAGCACCTGCAGGAACGCCATTACCTGATATGTTACTAATACCAGCAGCCCAAACTAAATTGCCCGTGCCATCAGTTTGTAAAAACAAAGCATTTGCACCACCGGCAATTTTAATGTTTGCTACGCTACCTAATGATAAATTACCTGATCCAAAAAAAGTATTTGGTACACCTGCACTGATACTTTGATTATTATATTGCAATTGTCCTTGACTGCCACCAGCAGAACCATACCCACCTGTATATACAGTTAATGCTATAGCATTAGGTGTTATCGTTATACCAGGATTGTTCTGTTGTATAGTTAGATCAATTGGTTCAACGACAATATTTGCGTTGACTTCTGACATATTATTGGTACCTTACAATGAATCCGATCGGTTCACGGTTAATATTTACTAATGCATTACTGACATCGCTTTGTTTTGTAATTGTTAATGTAACCAAACACAATACACTATTTGCTGCACTGTTTGCTAATGATACTGTTGGTACACCATTTGCAGGATTATTGGTAATGTTGTTGCCGATATACAAATATGCTGTACCAGCATTTCTGCTTATCCAGTTAGCACTAATATTATAATTTGCGCTTGGAGGTTGTGGGCTCAAAGGGATTAAATTACCTATATTAACCTCAGTACTTGACGAATTATAAATTACATCTGTAATAGTATAAAAATTTGCAGATGTGTTTAATTGCCAATTGTTTGGTACACTAGCATTTGCAGGATTTCCATTAGCATCAGTAAATGCTATAGGTAGTGTATATGCTTCTCCTGTATAGATTTCGAGGCACTGCATCTCTGTGCCTGCGATAGTCATTGTTTTTGCGCCGTTTAGTAGTAGTGACATTTGTGTTATTCCTATATATTATTTATTCAGGTCTGACGGTTTCATAAGACAGACCTTCTTTATCTAATCGTTCTTTGATTTTATCGCACATCATCTGGTAAAATTTAGTACCACCCATTTGAAAAATATTATATGATTTAGCAAAAACAATGAAATCTTGGGTGGTTCCATTTTCTATCATATCAATAATTTCTGGTAAAGTATTTGTTTGATTAGTAATCATAATTTACCCTTATATGCTGTTTGAAAGGCACTTATACAAGTAACATTTGAATTAGCCGTAATATTTCGTACCATGACCCCACCACTACCTCTATTTGCTGTAGCAGTACTTGAAAATTGCCTATAATAAAAATAAGGAGAATTTGCAATTAGTGAAACAGTATTTAATTGTTGCGTGTCGGCATATGCATATAATACGTTACCAACAGTCGCAAAATTTACATCTAATACTTGTATTTGAGCATCTACATTGCTAACAAATTGAAAACTATCTTGTTTTAGTTCATATTCCACATTTGCAAGTATATTAGAACTATATGTATCTGCTATAAACACATACCAATTATCATCGCCTTGAGCGATTGCTATTTGTCCTGCTAGCGCAGGAGTCATTGCACCCGTACTATTTGCATAATATCCATTTGCTGTAGTTGATGTACCTTGATAAAATGGGTAGATATAGTTTGCACCAGGGTCAGTACCTATTAAGTACCATGGCAAATTATCACCCATATCTAAGGTAGATAAATCAACAGGTGCTGTTGTTGTATTAGCACCATAATCGATTACAGTAAATCCTGCTTGCCCAACAGGACTTAGCGCAGCAACACTATTACCAATCGTTGTAAAGCCTACGCTATTTGGTCTATATTGATTACCATTCATACCACCATTGCCAGTGTTTGGATCATATGGTTGTATGTTTGCGCCATTCCAAGGAAATACAGCACTATTACCACTGCGTTTACCTGCTGTGTTATTACGTGCAGTCACGCTCCAATAATAATTTGCTGATGGTAAATCATTGACTGTAATTGTTACTGGACTATATGTGCTGAATGCATTACCTGTAGTATTTGCTATATTGATATTTGCTAGATTACTAGTAAAACTTGTACCATAAGCATTACTTGTTGCACCAATACTAGTCCATGGGGTATTACCACTAAATTTTATTACATATGGAGTATTATTAGCAATGTTTGCCGCACTTACCGTTACACTATTGACAAATGGTGCACCATTGCTTTGCTGTACAGTGCGATATAATCTATGTTCTAATACGTTGCTATTATTACCATAATTAAAGTCCATATACAATACAAGACCTTCATCAGGTACACAACTTGTAACATCAAAACCTGTCACTAATGCATTAGCATCAGTAAAATTTGTGATGACTGGATCGCATGGTGCTGATATCACGTTTGGATCTTTTAATCCTGTATTGAATGCTGGAACATAATCTTCAATGATATCATCATAGATATCATTGCTATATTCAAATGCTTGTATTGCAGCAAACAGATTACCACTACTATCTTTTTCTTCTGCTACGTTATTGACACGGAATAATTTATCAGTCCAACCATATACTTCATGTGTAACACGAATCACATCACCTGCTTCAATTTGTATACCACTAAAGTCAAGTTTAAATGCTATGACCAAATCTTCACGGCTCTGATATAGTCTACGTGCTGCAAGATATTTGGCTTGCACTGCATTGTTGACGTATGGTAATGTTAGATTCAATCTATTGACTGCTTCATTTGCGCTGAGTAATTGTGGATCTTCTACATACAAATCTATGATCTGGTAATCTGTTTGATCTTTGATGTTTGTGTTTGGATATCCTACTTCTACTTGATTATATGTTTCGTTTAAATCTATAGGGCTGACTTCAATACCACCAACTAAATTGCTGCTATTTACTAAAAACAATTGATTGAGTGTTTGTGCGTTTGGTGCTTGATCATAGCCCTTGTTCATCACTACACGCCACTTACCAGTCAATTCGCTATATTGTAACCAACTGTCACAACTATCTACAAGGAATTGTAGATTGTTCAAGCAATTTTGTCCAGTATCTATTGGTCCATTTATACGATAACGTGCTTGTGTGCTATATGGATCGCCTGGATTCCAACCTACTGGTTTATAATCAATTAGATCATCACTGTATGTGTTAAGCGCAGTTAGGCTTGTAGTATCAATTGCACTTAATGGTAAGTTACAACCATAACGATCATTGAGCATGTAATCAAGTATTGCATCGCCTGGTTTAGTTATGCTATTTGTGATATGTGCAGTTAATTGTCCTGCACCTGTTGTGCCTGCATCTGTACTATAAATGACTTTGACAATAGCGAATGCGCAATTGGTCATTGTCTGTCCTGCGCCCCAGGCTTGTCCTGCTGGAACGCCATTTGTTGTGCTTAGTATTTGTGCAGCAGTTTGACCACCAGTGTTTACACCACTACTGCTACCATTATTAAACAAGTAAATGTATAAGAATCCATTGCAACGTGTGTCGCTTTGCGCAGGAGTTGTATTGGTGATCAATGCTGTTACAGCACCATTAGTACCAAATTGTACATTCTTACCATCGTAATAAAACTTACTGGTATCAAATGTATATGTTCCAGCACCGCCACCTTGATCGTCACTGACTTCTGCTAATGCGACAACATACCACATTGTCTTTTGATCTGTTGACAACATGGCATCTACAATCGCACCGCCTATAAATGCGCTACCATATACTACAGGTAATTTGTTTGTAGTTGCTGGAGGTAATTGTACACGACCTCCACCATCGCCACCTGCTTCTGCTGGTACGTTAGCACGTTTAGCAACAAGTCTGCTTATGCCAATACTTACAGCAGCAGTCACTAATGCTTTACCGATCGTAGTTGCGATTCCGGCTAATGCAGTACCACCTGTAAATACTACGGCAGCAACGATTGCTACAGCAGCCGCAATTTTTTTGACGACTTTACTCATTTCTCATACCTTGTTTGACCCATGTCTTTTCACATAATTCATAACCAAATCTATCAAAATCCATTTCTAATAGTGTTTTTGGTGCGCTCAATGTTACATGGTGTATGCGTTTTTGTTCTACCATTTCTGTGCATTTTTTATCAAATTGTTTGAACAACAAATATCCTGCTCTTGTATTGCGATATTCTTCTTCAACAAAATATAATATTTGATGCATGAATAGATATTGTGGTGCCCATATGTTTGGACTGATTGCGCCTACGATGATACCAATACGCTGATCGCTTTCTGCGATATAACAAATACCTGCACCTGCGAGTATCGTTGCGAATATCGCATTGATATGATCATCATCTAATTCACCACATACAATATCACCTAATCCATCATCTTCATTGACACGATGTATCAAATCTATAAAGTATGGTAAATCAAATTTATTGGCTTCACGTATAATCATCTGTCGTATTGATCTCCAAAATCTTGTCTGCCACCACCTGGGCCCGAAGGAAATCCACCACCGCCCGGTATTACTGTACCTGCTTTTGGTGTTTGTCCAAAATCGAACGTTACGCCTGATATAGCATAAACTTGATTCATGCTTGTATCACTTGGATCAAAGAACTGCCAACTTTCCTTGTTTGTTTTTCTTCCCGCAATTCTATTTTCCAATACTGTTTTATAACTACTTGCGCTAACACTAACTGTAAAATTATCTTCTAAATTGTCACGGTCTTCTGTGATCGCATAACTTGTTACGATACCACGAAATCTTGGATATACGTTTTGTAATACCATATTGTTGCTATAGAATCCGCGCAATATCTCTACTTCGCTACCACGTATATTTGTAGCAAGCACGTTATAAATGTTATTGCCATCTATGCCTGATAATGCTATAGTTGTATCTGCGCTTGTCACACGTAAATTTCTATTCTGCGCACCTACTTCTAATAATCCACCTAATGCATCATATACGTTGCCGCTAATAGTTTCGTTTTTATAACTACTACTGAATGTTAGCACTGTGACATTGGCAGCAGTACCTGTACCAGTAGTGCCGTTAGCATTAGCGGTAAAGAATGTTCCTACACTATTGCTGCTAGCACCTATGCTAGTCCAATTCGTGTTACCTGATGTTTGTATAATATATGTGCTATTTGCACTAACATTTGGTGCAGGTGTATATGGATACTCATTGTAAATGGTAACCTTCACAAATTCTGCGTTATTGATTTGTGTGACATTTGGTCCTACTTCAGGTATACTTTGCGTCATGCTGTACCTACCCACTCGTATAATTCAAAGTCATCGCTAAATTCTATCAATGCATTGTTTAATGTTGTGCTACCACTTGCTACATAACCACCAGGTATCAATTTATACGTAGGCATGTTTGGACAAAACATATTAAATGTACAACCATTACCTACAGTAAGTCCTGAGCCTACAACACTACTACTAATTATGTTTGGTCTATTTGTTGTTACTGTAACTGTGCTACCACTACCACGTAATATTTGTGTCGTGCTTGTGAATGGATATGTATAAGCACCAATCTGTATCAAATCATTTGGTTCAAACAATATTGTACTTGAACCAACTGTTGGCAATCCAGTCAATACTAATTGATTGCCAACAAAAGTTTGTACAGTTATGGCACTAATTTGTGCACCAGACATTGCACCTTGATAACGAAATATCCAACTTAAACAACTATT